GGCCACGGCCTCAGCGTCTTCAAAATCTTTGACTCTCAGCTCGGCTTTCGCCTTGCCGTAGCCATCCAGTTTGGCTTGCCATGCTTTTTGCTGATTCATAACTTCAGCTTCTTGCTTGGCTTGGGCTTCATCGGCTTGTCGCTTGCGATCAAACCAATTGGCCAGTGCTGCCTCGAATTTGTCAGCGTCATAGTCATGTTCTTCAAGGGTTGGCTTCTTGCCTAGCACGACCGGCTTGGTCTCAGTCTGTGCGGTGCTTTGCAGCTTGCCTTGTAGTTCACGGTTTTGCCGTTGCAATTCTCTGTTCGTCTTACGCAGCTCGCGTACCCATTCAGGCGCATGAGTCTGTTCTTCGGGAGGTGGCGCTTCCTCACCAATGGATACGATCACCTCGTCGCTGTCGCCTTCGCCATCTTCGGTGCTCTGGTCTTCGCCCTGGTCATCGATGGATTTGTGCTCATCGGTGGTTTGCTCAGTGCTTTGGCCTTCGTCCTCAATGACGATAGTGTCATCGTCTTGGTTTTCTTCTCCTGATACTGCCTTTGTGTTCATCTTCTGACCCCATCAAACTCACCCATTAGAACGGCTGGGTGGATGCCGTTTATCACATTCTCGCGCTTTTTCGTTCATCTTACAACTGGTTGAACGATCTGGCCTTGCAAAATTTGTTGCACTGCCTCTGTATTTGTGAGCGCCATGTTCTGTGCGGTCTCTTCGACCTTGCCAAGAGTCTCCAGCGTTTGAGCGCGTTTGAGTTCTGCGCTGGCCACGGTTTCGACGGTATCGGCTCGGGCTTTGGCTGCCTTGGCAGTTTCATTCTCAGCTGCGGCTTGCAGGTACATGGCATTCGGGTCTTGTGGTGCGCCTTGCATTTCGGCCATGAGTTCTTCGGCTTCCATGTCGGTTGGCTTGACCACGCCCATGCGCAGGAGCTTCTTGCGGAAGTAGGCATTGGCATCGCTGATGCCTTCGCCTTCCATGTTCATCATGGCCATTGCCGTGATGACCTGGGCTGTCTCTGGGTCTTGAGTGATCTGGAGCATGCCGGTCAGGGCGCGAACGGTTGCCTGGCGCTTGGTGCTGCTGGATGGTCCAACGTCTGCGACCACATCGAATGTGGCACTGCTCAGGTCGTTGGCCATGACCACTTCGCCAGTTTCCTGATCGATGTTTGGCTGCATCAGCTCGACCATGCCAGCCTCGCCAGTTGGCGCAACGGTCTTCATCTTGCGCTTGTCTTCAATGTAAACATCGCGTGCCATCGACAACCAGATTTCACCGCATCGCTTCATGCCCTTGGCAAAGTTGCTCATGTAGATGAAGGCTTGGCCATCGACTCGGGCCTGAATCATTTCAACGGCCTTGCCTGAGATGTTGCTGACCATCTTGTCAGCGCCAGCTGGGTTGCCAAGAATGTCCTGCATGTCGGTTTCGGTGATCTGCAAGAGCGCGGCCATTGCCGGTGGGATGGCTGCCGATCTGGTGTAGGCCACAGGGCCAGACACTGCCTGGTTGCCGTTCTGGTCTGTGATCGGGTTGATCAGCAGGTACGGATAGTCCTTGAGGTTATCCTCGGCCCACATGACTTGGTGGCCAGCGACCTGCTCAGGCGTGAGGATTGGCTTCTCGACTGAGGACAAGGCACTGATCTCGCCCAGCTTGGACAGCTGCATGTTTTTGAGGCGCTGGGCATCTTTGGCCAAGCGCACATGGCCCATGCATCGCTCGACGTTGTCGACAAACCAGCGCTTGCCGTAGACGACCACGATCGGGATGCACTTGCCTGCGATATAGCCTGCGTCCTCGAGCACCTTGCCGCCTGACATGATGTACTTGTGCACGCGCTTGGTCTTGATCCTGCGCTGGCGCACTTCGACTGTGCCGATGGCTGCCAGAGTTTCCTCAAGCATTTCGTCTTTGGCAAAGTCGGCTTGGGTGTAGCGTTCTTCCTCGCCTGTGATGGTTTGGAAAATGCGGATGGTCTCGGTTTTTTCCTCGACCTTGTAGTACTCGGCCACATAAACCACATCGGGAGTGCACCAGTCGAATTCGTACTGGTGGATGATCTTTGGCCAGTCGGTCGGGTCATCACCCCATGTGTCTTTGTATGCCTGGCGCGTCATCGATGTGACGACAAAGCAGAACTTGGCATCGGACTTGTCTTGGCGCTTGGCACCAAGGTCAAAGAACACCGAACTGTCAGCATCAAAGATTGGCTCGATGCGGATGCGCTGGCGGTCGTCCTCTGGGTCTTCCTCGTTTTCGTAGACGGTGCGCAAGCGCCATGCACCAATGCCGCCACCGACCGCTTCCTCGAAGGCGTTGTCGTAGGCTTCATCGGCCACCGATGCCTGCTCGTCTGCGCGGTAGAGGCCATCGCAGACTTCGGCCAGCTTGTCGTTCTTAGCGCCATCTTTGGAGACGAAGTCGACCGTGATGCGGTTGTTTCGATATTCGTTGACCACTCGAATCACGGCCAGCATGATCTTGTTGACCTCGAACTTGGGTTTGTTCTCGTACTGGTCCCAGAGTGGGCCTTCCCACTGGCTGCCTGCTAGGGAGTAGAAGCGTCTGTCTTGCAGGCATTGCAAGCGCTCGTCGCGCAGTGCGCTTTGCACATCATCGAATTGCGCGAGGGCTTCGTCGTGCAGGTTCGCAAGGCGTTGATCGTTTGAGAGTCGGGCCATGTTATATCCTCATTTTGTGTGATTTTCTCACCATTTCTTTACATTTGGCAATGGAGTGAATGTTGCAGGCTTCGTGATGGCCGATCGTCTCACACCTTCGCAAGCGTAACGCAGGGCATCTATCACGTGGTTTTTCTTGTCTTCGAGCACCGGCAAGATTTTGCCGGTCAGTGGGTCTTGCTTGTAACTGTACAGCGTCAGCTCGTCAATTGTGTGGATGCACCGAGGGTGCACGACGATGTCGTAGTTCTTCAGGAACTCGATGCCTTCCTCGACCGACTTCGGACCTTTGACCGCTGTCATGATCTTTGGAAAGCCATTCTTTTTCATGTGGCTGATCGTCTCTGGTCTGGCTGAGTCGGCCACGATTGGCCACTTCTCGGCCTCGGGCACCTGCATGAACAGCTCAGGCGTGTTGACGATCTCGCATCCGACCATGTAGGCCTCGTAATCGATGTACAGCGTGCGGCCAATGATGTGGCAGCGCACCAGTGTGGTCGGGTCGACCGCAAAGCCCCAGTCTGCACCGAGCCGGTGGATTGCGTCTGGTGGTGCCTCGAAGTCCTCGACGCGCCAGTTCTTGAACACTCGGGTGTTACTGTTTGTGAGGTAGCTTCCCATCCAGACATGCTGGTATTTGTCGGGGTCGCGCCTCTTGTCGTACTCCATCTCATCGCGCAGGACTTGTGGAAACCAAGGGTTATCGGTGAAGTTGACCTTCAGGACTTGCGCGTCCTTTGGTGGTGTCGGACCGCGCAGCAAGAAGTCGACAGGGTCATTCTGCTGGCGCGGATTCCACGTAAACCACAGCTCGGAGTCTGGCTTGCGGATGGTTGGCCGCAGCAGGTCAAGGCTGGTCTGGCTCAGGCTTTGAGCCTCCTCCACCCAAGCGCAGTCGTAACCTTCAAGCGACTTTATCGAGTCGGCTGTGTGGTTTTGCATGCCTTGGAAGATGATCATGCCATCGCCTTTGCGCGACTTGATCACGGCCTCTTGCACCTCGAAGTATGCGCCAGCGTTCATTTGCTCGATCTTGGTTTCGAGCAGGCGCTTGACCGACTGGTTGAGCGACTTCTGGATTTCACGCACGCAGACGCTTCTGCGCTTCTGGTCCATGATGTGGGCCTCGATCATCAGCTCGGCAAACATGTGAGACTTGCCGGAGCCTCGGCCACCCCAAGCGCCTTTGTATCGGCTTGGCTCCAGCAGTGGCACTGCCCACTCAGGGGTTGGAAGCTGTAAAACTGTCATGCCTTGACGACCACGCGCTCAATTCTTTGCACCAGGGGATTGGCAGGATCGCCAGAAACCTCGATCTTGTCGCCAAACTTCTTTGGGGCCAGCTTGGACAAAAGCCATTTGCGTGTGTCAACTTGCAGTCTGTGCTTTTGTACTGCCGCCCAGTCTTTCTTGCCATCTACGGCCACGCCAACGTCTTGATCGCTGATCTCCATGATCTCTGTGGCCATGCGTTCGATCAAGTCTTCCCTCGCGCGCGCGTAATTTTCCGCAAGGATAGCATCATCATCCACCCACCGTGAGAATGTGCTTTGAGGAACACCAGCTGCTTGACATGCTTTGAATGCGCTCAGACCGCTGCGCATTCCTTCCAGCACCATGTCAGCGATCACGGCTCGGTCTTCACTGCCAGGCTTAGTTCGCTTGGCTGGCGCTTTTGCTTTGTGTGATTTTGTGGTCATGCTGCATTGTCCTTCATGTTTTCGATTCGCGCTAGTTTCATGGCATCTTTTAAATCCATCCTGAGTTGCTCGTTCGCGGCCTGCTCATCTTGGAGTCGGATGTAGACCTCGGTTGCAAACTTAGCCAGCGTGTCATGTTGCCATGTTGCGAAGTTTGGGGTTTCTCTTTGTTTGGTCATTTTCTTGATCTACCTGTGGATAACTTTTGACTAAGGGTTTTTACTAATACGGCATGGAATTGATCCGCATCGCAAGGGAACTGGGAACACACCTAAAGGTGTGTGTTCCGTTCCGTTCCCGTTTTGCGCTGTTTTACCAAGGGAACTGCGTTCCGTTTTTTTCCGTTCCGTTCCGTTGTTACCATTATCAGCCTGTGGATAAGTCTGTGGATAAGTCATCATCGCTCTGACTTTCTGATCATCATGACGCTTGCTTGAGTGTCATCAATCACGATCCAGCCATGCTCAAAGGACTCGATTATTTCGGCCACCAACATGTCAGCGATGGGTTTCCCTGTCGCGCTTGGCTTGATGTAAACCTTGGCTGATGACTCGCTCACGTTCATTTTCTGCACCAAGTATTCCATCATGGCCGACCGGCTTAGGTAAGGCAAACCATTGCGTTCTTCGGCTCCTGATGACCACCAAGCGTTCTCGAAAGTCTTGCGATGGCTGTCGATCTTGCTGTCTTTTTTGGTCACAGTTGGCGCTTGGGCTTGGATGATCACAGCGCTGGTCACTTGCTGGTCGTCTTCATCGCGCCAGCCAGGGATAGCCACTTGTTGCAGCTCAACGTGAATGGTCTCGGCCAGTTCTGCGTCTTTGGACTTGCGCTGCACGATCTGCATGGGCACGCCTTCTTTGCCTGGAACGATGCTGATCTCGATGTCCAGAGCACCTCGCCATGCGCTTGAGCCTCGCGCCCTGTGCTGGGCTTCGTCTGACACGCCTGTGTGGTGAACCAAGATCACCGAGCAGTTGAATTCCTGCATGAGTGCGTTGCATGCGTCCAGCATGGTCTTGGCATCTTGTGCGCTGTTTTCATCGCCTGATAGGAATCGGTGCAGGGTGTCGACCACGATCACGCTGGGCCTGTCTTTCAGCATCCTGACTTGCTCGACCACTTTGAGGTAGCCGGTCGGGGTGTTGAGGTCGCAGCCATCTTTTGAGAGCCACATGGCCAGCTTTCCTGCTTTGTGGTGGTGCTTCCAAGCTGCCACCCTGCCGCGCAGACCGTGATGGCCTTCACCGGCCAGATAGACCACGTTGCCTTGGCGCACCTTGTGGCCTGCCCAGTCTTCTGTTCCGCTGGCCATGCGCAGGCACCAGTCGAGCACCACGAATGTTTTGCCGCCACCGCTTGGGCCGTGGACCATCACTAGGGCTTGGGATTGAATCCAGCGCTTTACCAGCCAGCTGATGGGGCTGGGCTGTGCGCAGAAGTCGTCGGCTGGGATGAGCCAGTCGTCTGCCGGTGGCATGAGCAGGCCTGCCAGATCGTGGCCAGCCTGTGCATAATCGTTGGCATCACCGAGTATCGGAGGCATCACCATGCGTGCACCGTATTTGGCACTTGCTTGTTCTGCGTAACGTTGTCCGACACCGCTTTGGTCATGGTCTGCGACGATCACGATGTCTTGAGTTGCTCCATACATTTCCCTGAGTGTGCCAGTGACTGGCACCAGATTGCTGGCGCTGTAAGCCACCACGACCGGCCTGTCGGTGGTTTCATGGATTGTGGCTGCCGTTGCGAAGCCCTCGGCCACGAACAGCGTGCCAGGCTCATCTAGTGAGCCTACCATCCAAAACTTGCCGCCTGTCTGACCGCCTGGGTGGTAGAGCTTTCCGCCTTCATGGTCGATGTACTGCAATGTGGCCAGTGTTCCGTCTTCGTCATAGAGTGGCAGCACCAGCCGACCGTCTCCTGTGATTCGTGCGCCATGTGTTTGAATGCCCTTCTTGGCCAAGTATGGATGCTCGGCATTTGCTGGGTTGGCCGTTGTCCAGATTTTCTCGACCGTGTCGCTGGCCACTTGGTGCTGGCGCTCAAGGGCTGCGTCTCGCAGGGCTTTGGCCTCGGCCAGTCGCTTGGCGTGTGACATTTCCTCGGTCTGCGTGAGTTTTCGTCCTACGTCTGCACGCCATGTCACTTCCATGCCTGCTCGCCAGCATCCGAATCGACCGGCTGGGATGCCGTCTCCGAACACCAGATACCAGCCTGGCTTGTCACCGTGGCCAGGTGCGCCTTTGGTGCCTGATTTGAATCTGTGAATCTTTCCATCCATGAGGATTTCCTCTGGTGGCTGGAGGCCTGCCGCACGCATTGCATCGATGAGCTGCGCCTCTGGTGGTGCGACAAGTTTCTCGGGTGGTGGTGCCCAAGGACCGCCAAGTACTTTTGAGAGGTCAGCCATTGATTGTGGCCTCCTGCCTGCTGAGGTAGTCGCTCAGGGCTTTGACCGTCTCATACAGGGGCTTGGATTCCTCTTGCATGAACCTGTAAACCGTGGCTGGATGCACGCCAGCATTCTCGGCCACTCGCTTGAGATTGGCATCTTCAAGCCGTTTTTTGATTTGCTCAACAGTCATCATAATTTGCACCTTAGAAAAAATATTTGCGGAAGTGCTTGCACTATACCTTATTTTTGGTTTATGATGCAAGCACACCTCGAACTGATTCCCAGACGGAGGTGCAAAAAATAGGAGAGCCAAATGGCTATCAATTTGAAATCGACCGGCAGCTTGTCTGCCAATGGAGTGAAGTTGTTGGTGTACGGCCAAGCCGGTGCTGGTAAGACCACGCTTGTCAAGACCCTGCCCAATGTGATCGTTCTCAGTGCCGAGGGTGGCCTGCTGTCCATTCAGGACGCTGACTTGCCTTACATCGAGATCGCCTCGATGGACGACTTGCGCGAGGCTTTTACATGGGCCAGAGACAGCAAGGAGGCCGCAGGCTTTCAGTCGGTGGCGCTTGACTCGATCAGCGAAGTTGCTGAGGTGGTGTTGTCCCATGAGATGAAGAAGTCCAAAGATGGCCGCGCAGCTTATGGCGAGATGAACAGCACCATGCAGGAGCTGATTCGCGCCTTCCGCGATCTGCCAGGCAAGCATGTTTACATGTCGGCCAAGCTGGAGAAGTCCACCGATGAGATGGGCAAGATGCTCTACAACCCAGGCATGCCTGGCAAGAGCCTGACACAAGGCCTACCTTACTTCTTTGATGAAGTGCTGGCGCTGCGTGTTGAGCGTGATGCCGAAGGCGTGACCCAGCGTGCTTTGATGTGCGACTCTGATGGCCTGTGGCTGGCCAAGGATCGCTCTGGCAAGTTGGAGGCTTGGGAAGCGCCTGATCTGGGTGCAATCATTGCCAAGATCGGAGGCAAAGCATGATTGAGACTACCGACATGAATGAGCTGGCCCAAATGTGGCTACGTGCGAAACAACAGGAAGAAGATGCGACAGCAGATCGACGCGATATTGAGGACCACATCAAGAAGTTGGCAACCATTGCCGAAAACCTTGAAGGCACAGAAACCATCGAACCTGGTCGATTCGAGATCAAGATCGTTGGCCGAATTGACCGCAAGGTCGACGGAGACAAAGTGCAAGAGCTTGCCGCTGAGTTCGGTCTGACCGATCACTTGGCCAAGTTGTTTCGCTGGAAGCCTGAGATCAACATGGCCATCTGGAAGGCAGCAGATGAGTCCATCACCAAACCGCTTGCCGGTGCAATCACGGTCAAGCCTGGCCGCCCATCTTTCAAAATTATCCCCAAGGAGTAAATCATGGCTTTTTTAAACGAAGAATTCAATGTCAACGAACTGCCCCAAGGCAATGGCAACTTTGAGCCTCTGCCTGCTGGCTGGTACACCGCCACCATCTCTCAGTCTGAGCTGAAGGCAACCAAGGCAGGAAATGGCCAGTACATCAAGCTGCGTTATGACATCACTGGTCCAAGCCATCAAGGTCGTGTGGTGTTTGGCAATCTGAACATAAAGAATGCCAATCCCAAGGCCGAGGAGATTGGTCGCCAGCAGCTCGGAGACATCATGCGTGCGATTGGCTTGGCCAAAGTGACCGACACCGATCAGTTGATTGGTGGCCAGATCGCCATCAAGCTGGAGGTCAAAGAGGACGCTCAGTACGGTGCGAGCAATGAGGTCAAGGGCTTTAAGTCTGTGTCTGGCAGTGCAGCGCCAGCTGCCAATGTGCCGCCATTTGTGAAGCAGGCTGAGGCTGCTCAGGCAGCGACTGCCAAGGCCGCGCCACCTTGGGCTAAGAAGTAAGCAAAAAAATGCCCAGACTAGCGTGAACTGGTCTGGGCAAACTCATCAAAGGAGAGACAAACATGAAAATCCCTGAGCCAGATAATAGCATCCAGTCGTTGATTGACAAGCACCATGAGGCCATTGCCGAGGTGCCTCGCCCACACCTTGGAGCCAGTACGCTTGGCCATGTGTGTGATCGTTGGCTGTGGCTGTCTTTCCGATGGGCTGTGCAGCCAACCTTCCCTGGTCGCATCCTGCGCCTGTTTAGGCGTGGCCACCAAGAGGAGGCCAACATCATCAGCGACTTGCGTGCCATTGGCATCGATGTGCGCAAGGTGTCGAGCCAGCACCGTGTAGATTTTGGCAGCCATGTGTCTGGCAGCATCGATGCGATCATTGACAAGGGTGTGCCAGATGCGCCCAAGTCCAAGCACATTGCCGAGTTCAAAACGGCATCCAAAAAAGCATTTGACGATCTGGAGAAGAATGGCGTGGAGAAGTCCAAGCCTGAGCACTTTGTGCAGATGCAGGTCTACATGGCTGGCACTGGCATCGATCGTGCGCTGTACTTGACGGTCTGCAAGGATGACGACCGCATCCACACCGAGCGCGTGAAGTTCGACAAGGATGTGGCAGGCAAGGCCATTGCTCGTGGCCAGCGCATTGCTTTGAGTGATCGCATGCCTGAGCCGATCAGCTCAGATGCGAGCTGGTATCAGTGCAAGTTCTGCGATGCGCATGAGTTCTGCCACCAGTCCAAGACCACCAAGCATGTGAATTGCCGCACCTGCGCTTTGGCCACAGCAATGCCTGACTCGACTTGGCACTGCGCTAAGTGGGATGCTGAGATTCCTTTGGATTCCCAGCGCACTGGCTGCGAGTCGCATGTCTTGCATCCCGATCTGGTGCCTTGGCAGCGCAAGGATGGTCCTGACGAGTTCACCGCTGTGTATGAGATCAATGGTGTGAATCTAGCCAATGGAGACCCTGAGCAGGAAGGCGTGTGGGGTAGCAAGGAGTTGTTGGCCAATTCCGATGCCTGCACCAGTGGTGATCCTTTGATTGCTGAAATGCGCAAGGACTTTGGTGGAAGGATTGTGGGATGAAATTCGGTTCTGTTTGTTCTGGTATTGAAGCGGCCTCTGTTGCTTGGAATCCACTTGGGTGGAAAGCTGCATGGCTGTCTGAGATTGAGCCATTCCCCTGTGCTGTTCTCAAGCATCACTACCCTGATGTTCCCAATCATGGAGACATGACACTATTGCCAGAGAAGATTCTGTCTGGTGAAGTTGAAGCTCCAGACTTGTTCTGTGGCGGCACTCCATGCCAAGCCTTTTCTGTGGCTGGTCTTCGTAACTCTCTGGACGATGCCAGAGGTAATCTTTCACTCACATTTGTAGGGATAGCAAATGCAATTGACCATGTTCGATCTATTCGACGAGATGCTCCAGCAATCATCTTCTGGGAAAACGTGCCAGGAGTCCTCAACACCAAAGACAATGCATTCGGCTGCTTTCTTGGAGCACTTGCCGGTGAAAGCGATCCGATCACAGCACCAGGGGAAAGATGGTCAAACGCTGGTTGTGTGTTTGGTCCCCAAAGAACAGTCGCGTGGCGAGTCCTTGATGCCCAATATTTCGGAGTGGCCCAACGTAGGAGGCGTGTGTTCGTTGTCGCAAGTGCTAGAGACGACATCAATCCCACAGAGATTCTTTTTGAGTTCGAAGGCGTGCGCAGGGATACTCCGCAGAGCCGAAAAGAGGGGCAAAGAATTGCCCCCTGCGTTACAAACGGCCCTCCTTTCAGTCGCACAGGGAACGAAAGAGTAGAAGCTGATGCAATGGTTGTATGGCCGCCAGAAGTCGCTCCAACGCTTACCGCAGACTTTGGCGACAAGTTAGGTCAAAACAATCAGCACATAGATAGTCAAAAAGGCGGAATGTTTGTGCAAAGTTTTATGCAACCAACATATGCCATTCAAGGCAACATGATCGGCAGAAACGACAACGCAGGCCCACAAGGTGATGGCATCAATGTTGAAGTTTGCTTTACGCAAAACACAATTGATCGTCATGCGGTGGCGCAACCAATTGCTTTGCAGGACATCACAACTCGTGAAAAATCGCAAAACGGCAAAGGATGGAACAATGATGGTACTAGTTATACCGTAGACACACATGCTACGCAGGGAATTGCAACATCAATGGCGGTGCGCAGACTGACACCTACAGAGTGCGAGCGTCTACAAGGTTTTCCTGATGGTTACACCAATATTCCTTGGCGTAAAGCGGCTGAGTCACCAGATGGGCCAAGGTATAAGGCATTAGGCAACAGCTGGGCTGTGCCAGTTGTAAGGTGGATTGGCCAACGTATACAGGATCAGATCAATGCTGCGTGACTACCAACAGCGCACCATCGACGAGCTGTACCGATGGTTTGAGGCTGGCAGCCACGGCAATCCATGCCTGGTGCTGCCGACCGGCTCAGGCAAGTCTCACATTGTGGCTGCGCTGTGCAAGGATGCCTTGCAGAACTGGCCAGAGACTCGGGTGCTCATGCTGACCCATGTCAAGGAGTTGATCGAGCAGAATGCCGAGAAGATGCGCCAGCATTGGCCTGGTGCACCGCTTGGCATCTACAGCGCCAGCATTGGCCGCAAGGACTTGGGAGAGCCGATCACCTTTGCTGGCATCCAGTCTGTGCGCACCAAGGCCGGTGCGCTTGGCCACATCGATCTGGTGATCATTGATGAGTGTCACTTGGTCAACCATAAGGACGAGGGTGGCTATCGCAAACTGCTTGGCGAGTTGAAGGCCATCAATCCACACCTACGTGTGATTGGCCTGACCGCCACGCCTTACCGCTTGGGGCATGGCCTGATCACTGACAAGCCTGCGCTATTTGATGATCTGCTCACGCCTGTCAGCATTGAGGAGTTGGTGTTTAAGGGTTATCTGGCCACGCTGCGCTCAAAGGTCACCAAGGCCAAGCTGGATGTGAGTGGCGTGAAGAAGCGCGGTGGCGAGTTCATTGAGTCCGAATTGCAGGCCGCTGTGGACACCAACGACAAGAATCAAGCAGTAGTGCATGAGGTCATGTCCTTGGCTGGTGAGCGCAAGGCGTGGCTGTTTTTCTGTGCTGGCGTGAAGCATGCCGAGCACGTTGCCGAAGTCCTGCGCCAGCAGGGTGTGACCGCTGAATGCGTGACTGGTGAGACACCAAAAAAAGAGCGCGAGCGAATGCTGGCCGACTTCAAGTCTGGCCGTGTGCGTGCTTTGACCAATGCAAATGTGCTGACCACAGGCTTTGACTATCCAGACATCGATCTGGTGGTGATGCTGCGCCCGACCATGAGCGCCAGCCTTTATGTGCAAATGGCAGGCCGTGGTATGAGGGTCAAGAGCCACACCGATCACTGCTTGGTGCTCGATTTTGCCGGTGTGGTCGAGTCGCATGGTCCGATCACCAATGTGCAGCCGCCAAAGAAGGGTGGCGATGGCAATGGCGAGGCACCAGTCAAGGTGTGCGATCACTGTGGTGAGTTGGTGCACATTTCGGTGATGCTTTGCCCTTCATGCGGTGAGCAGTTTCCTGAGCCAGTAAAAAAATCGATGGTGTTGCGAAATGACGACATCATGGGTCTGGATGGCCAAGAGCTGGAAGTGACGAGTTGGACATGGCGCAAGCACATCAGCAAGGCCTCTGGCATCGAGATGCTGGCCGTGACCTATTACGGTAGTCTGAGCGATACGCCAATCACCGAGTATTTGCCAATCATGCATGAAGGCTATGCCGGTCAGCGTGCAATGAGCCAGCTGCTGAGTATTGCCAACAGCGCCAGCATTGTGCCTGGTGGTCTGAATGTGAAGACGATGGAGGACATGGTGCAGAACATGAACAATGCCACTCCACCCGAGTGGATCGAGTATCGCAAGGATGGAAAGTTTTTTAGGGTAATGAAAAGGAGCTGGGAATGACAGTTGAAGAACAAATGAATCGAATGCACAAACTCAAGGTTTGTGATGTGTGCAGCCGTGAGGCTGATCCGCTTGGTGGTGTCAAGGTGCGCACCAAGTGGCATTGCGCTCGGTGCTGGGTGAAGCTGATGCAAAGAGGTCTGAAATGAGCCGACCACCAGAGCCACAATTCTTGGTTGACTACCGTGAGTGGATCAAGGCCGGTCCACCGAAGTGCTGCCACACCTGCGAGATGTACGGAACAGATGGCCTGTGCACCGAGTTCTTCATGACACCGCCAGCCGAGTTTGCTGCCGAGGTGGATGCCTGCCCTAAGTGGGAGCCAGAATGCCCATTTTGACCGACCGCATACCAACCGAGCATGAGGAGCAGCGCGAGCTGGTGCGCTGGTTTCGCCAGACTTGGCCAGGCGTGCGCATCTTTGCCATTCCCAATGGTGGTGCTCGCAGTCCGGCCACCGCTGGTCGCTTGAAGGCCGAAGGTGTTTCTTCTGGTGTGCCTGATCTGTTCATTCCTGCATGGGGGCTTTGGGTGGAGATGAAGCGCACGAAGGGTGGCAGCCTGAGTACCGAGCAGAAAGACTGGATTGCCTATCTTGAAAGTGTGAGATTCTGTTGTATAGTGGGAAAAGGTGCTGATGATGCCAAGGGCAAACTTCAGGCCTTTTTCAATGAACAGAAGGACAAACTATGACCTCAAAGATTAAAGACCGATACATGACGATCAGGCTGCCTGCCGACATTGAGATTGAGCTGCGCAAGATGGCCGAGCGCAACACGCGCACGCTGGCCGCGCAGATTCTGCATTGCGTCAAGATGGAATTGGAGCGACAGCAAGCACAGGAGACCAAAGCATGAAAAAGCAAATTCACATCAGCATCGACACGCTGATGCACAAGTGGCCAGTGTTTGGCATTGGCTTTTCTGGTGGCGAGTTCTTTGTCTCGCTGTGGCTGGTGGATGTTCGCATTTGGAAAGGCTATTGATGCGAAAACGCAAGCCACAGCCAAGGCCAAAACACTACACCATCCTTGACGAGATGATGGCCAGTCCGACCGAGCCGTTGCCTGAGAAGTTTCGCACGCACCAGCTCACCATGATGTACCAAGGTTTGCATGCGATGGAGACCGCGCCAGCGCCCACCACGGACGACTGGCGGGTCGTCAGCGATGCTGTCAACCTCATGGAGACGCTGGTGGTCGAGATGAAAGTCTGCGAGGACTCCAGTGGATTGCTGATGGATGCCATCACCGCTTTGGCGGTCGCTGGCAAGCGAAACAGGGCAGGTGGCACCATTCGTATGGATGGGGCAGGAATTCAGGCTGTACGCTCAATTCTGAGCGACTATGCCGAGCTTCTGAACATGTTGCCTGCTCGCACCATGTATCGATGCCACCGATTGACTGAAAAGCGCCTGCACGATCTACTTGATGGCAAGCGCAGACCGCATGATGTGGAGATCACATCGATCTAGGGTTTATCCCTAGTTGCATTGATTGTGGGACTTCGTGCTATACTGTGGGCGCATTAACCAACCAGCAAGGAGCTGATCGTGAAAAACTCAAACTTTCAAACACCACGTAATTTTGCAGACTGCACATGGGTGCAGGGCTATGGCCGCGAGGAGCCTCTTTGGGAGCGCGTGGCTGGCTATGTGTTGGCTTTCGCCATTGGTGCTGGCTTGGCCTGCCTCTTGGTTGCATGGTGGTCGTCATGAGCTGCTGTCAAAAGTATGAATGCAATCAGGGCAAAGATTGCCCTGTGCGCATTGCTCGTGCATCTCAACCTTTGTTGTCAAAGCGCCTTTTTAGGCGCTTTTTTTATTGGTTGATGATCGCCATGCTTGGTTTGCTTTGGATGGCTTTTGTGGCGATCGTGGTGGCCACTTATGCGTAGGGTCTGGTGCCAGCCTTATCAATGATCAGCGCCTGCTTGCGTGGGCTGGTGTCCTCGCTGTTTGAGATGCTGATGTGTGTCCAGCGATCAAACTCGCGGATGACCTGATCGTAGCCAATGCTACTGTCTATGATCTTGCGCACCACCTCATCTGGTGTCATGCCTGGCACCTTGAAGTCGGCAGCGCAGCCAGTCCGGTGCTGGCTAGTGTCTTTGCTTCCCACCGCATCATTGACCAACTTAGTGCGCAGGCCTGAGCTGATCATGATTGGCTTGCCGCCAAGCACTATCTTCACCTGTTCCAGAAAGTCTGCCAGGCGCGTCAGATTGGCCAGCTCGGTGTCATTGGGGCTGTTGTCCCAGCCGTTGCGTTCTGCGGTCTCTGAGGCTGTCAGTTCTTCGAGTGTGAAATGTGGTGTGAGATTCATTTCATGTCCTTGAGTTTTTGAATTTCACCGCCTTTGTCTTTGGAGCCTTGAGAGCTGCCACGATGAAAGTTCAGTACGGTGCCGCACATTGTGATGAGCGAGCCGAGTGCCATGTACACCAGCTCTTTGTTGGCCTCTGGCACGCCCTTCATAAACGCAAACCAAGCCAAGAAGATGGTGGCCGTGACAATGCCAATATCAAGCGCGTAGGCCGTGTTCTTGGCCAACCATGATGCATTGGTGGATTCTTGCACCTTTGCATTCATGTCGCGCGCGCTGTCTGTGTTAGCGTTCTCAAGTTCCACCAGTTTTATGTCATTGGCCATCTTTGCCAACTCACCATCCTGCGCCAGCTTGGTCAGCTCCAGCTGCGCTTTGGCTTTGGCCTCTGGGTCAGGAATCAGCTTGTCGATGAGCTTGCCGCCCACATTCAGAATTGCGTCGAGTGCGATCATTGTTTGCTCCTTGAAAGCATGGTTGATGCGATTTCCATCATGGTTCTTGCCACTTGAATGTCAGCTGGCTCATTATCCCAGCCTACAGTAATTTGGCCAACAAAGCGGCTTGGATCAGGTGGGATGCTGATCCGGCAGGTGTAGGTAACACCCTTGGCGATGTACCACAGGCCCATCTCGGATTGCGCTGCGCGATATTCACCGCAAGGAATCTCGCTGGCCATCAATCTGACAACATCAGCATTGTTGGCTGCGTTTTGAGTAAACAGGCCAACATCAAGCCCATCGTTGGTTTTGTCTCGTCCTTCTTTGGTGTAAGCGCGGTACAGCACTCTGGTGCCAAACATGGGGTTGACTTTGAACACGGCCACAACTGTAGCGTTGGTGGTTTTAAACAAGTGGGCAGCAGCATCCTCCACCCTGTCCTCGACAATGCTTGGCATCTTCTTGGACTCTTTGTATGCGCCCATCAGCAGTTCTTGGTTCTGCCAGACAAAGTATCCTGCAAACGCAAACACCGCCATGAGTATCAGCGCAAACAGTTTGAATGGGCTATCCACATAGGACAGCACCTTGCTCAATATGTCTGCTGGCTTTTCTTCGCTCATAGTCCAATCATCCCTAGTAGTTTATTCACGACCTTATCGGCCAGCTCGTCCGGCAAGAACTTGAGCAGGCCCAAGACGTACCATGCAATGCACATGCGCACGAATACTTTGAGAAAGAGGTCGAATTGCTTTTGGTACTCATTCATCGCCCACAGCGCGTCTTAGCGCACAACTCAGCAACCTCATTGAGGCCCCATCCAATAGCGCCAATAAGCATCACAATCACAACAATTGCAACTGCCCACTCCAGCTGCTCGGCCTCGGCCTCTTTGCGCTTCTTTTCATCTGCCTTGGCTTGTCTAGCTAAATGAGCATCTTCAATGTCCATTTGCTGCTGGCGCTCTTTGATCTTCTGCCAAACGTCAGCGCGGCCAGTGGCCTGAAATAGCATCATCAATTCAGCTTCGAAGCGTTTGGCCTCATCGAGCGCCATCTCGATCTGTAGCGCAGTGCCTAAATTTGATTTGTTGCCAGAACGTTTGGCCTCCACCATTGCTTTGGTGGCCACGCTCTTGGCATCAAACATCTTGGCAATAGATGGTGCTAAACCAGCCAGATCATTTGCAACCTTGCTGGCCTTCTTGACTACGCTGATTGCACTTTGTAGTCCTGCTAGGGCTGTAATTGGGTCGATCATTTTCGCTCTACCTTTTTCCACTCAAGGCATACTACTTTGCGATTAAAAACATCACCGGTCCATGCCCATCGGACGCATCTATATTCAGTTGATGAAACTTGCGATAGTGTTAAAACAATCGCAAGTAAACATCTCAATGTTTCCAATAGTTCAGAAAATAACCGACAACGGCAGAAGCGCCAGAGACCACAGTCATGCCAAACCAGAGGCCTCCACGACCTTTGTTGGCCAGCGCCACCAGTTCTTCGAGCTGGCGCTCGACCTTGTCCATTTTTTTGTCCATATCCTGAACTTTTTGCCAGAGCACGCCATATTTGACAAGGTCAATCTCGTTTCCTTCTACTGCCATTGCATCAGCTCCCAACATTAGAGGCCTTGGCCTGGTGTGATGTAGACGGTGGCTGCCGAGCTGGACAGGCCGCTGAAGTAGGTATCAATATTGAAGCGCAGAACTTCAACTGCACCAGGCACAAGTACGATGGCATCCGAAGGCGTGCCAGCAACTGGAGCCACCGAAGCAGCTTGAGCTAATGCAGCTGTCGGGCCAGTGCCCAAGAACACGGTGGTCGTTCCATTGTTGATGAAGCGATACTGGCCTGCGTTCTGTGGGTTGAACTTCTCGTAGACAGGAGCTTGCACGCCTGTTGGTGCAGATGCAGCTGCTGCCACCACAATGGTCTTGCCAAGTGGGGCAAATGCGATTTGTGAATTACCGGCCATGTCAGACTCCTTGTGCAGCGATTGCTGCGTTGTATGCGCTGATCACCTCAGCAGTGTGAGTGGAAGCACAAATTGCCTGCACTCGTGAATTCTCACCGCTGTAGTCGGCACCTGGCACAACAATGTGACGATGGAACTTGCTACTGATTTCAACTCCATCTTCTTTAATAGCAGTCTTGGTGCGAACTTGAACGCATCCGTTTTCGACAACTTCAATCAGATCGACAGTTACAATTTTTTCTAACATGATATTTCCTTGTTTCCAGCCTGACCATCCAGTCAGGCATTAAGGTTTCCAGTTGTCCGAACTGGTACGGTTTAACAGTCAACAGCGCCAGCAAATTCTGGCTGTGTTTTTACGTAATCATACGCTTGAGCGATAAAATTTTTGCCTTCTAAAGACAAGGGGCATTCAACCGCTACAGAGTTTAATTGAACACCGTCTTTTTTATCGTATGTGCAGACATGCGCGTGAAGCACGTCTTTGCTGCCGTTGATGTAAACAATTTTGATGTAAGCATTTTCAAAAGTTACCTCAATGCCAAAATTGTCTTTTAACTTGATTGTTTTACTGATTGCCATTTAATTTCTCCTTAGATTTCAACAAACTTGCCGATACTTCCAAATCCCAAAACCAAGTATTGTTTTGAGACACCTGCGGCAAGACTGGATGCAACTCCGCTGCTCATTAAAGCAGCATCAATGGTTACCGTTCCAGCGCCAATGTTGCTGACCATCAACGTCATGCCTGGAATACGATTGGTAATGGTCGTCAAGTTAAACCCGCTGGCATTGAATACAGCAAATTTGTTTGCTGCTCTCAAATCCAATGTTGTGGCTCCTGGGACAAATTGACATGCGGCTGTTTGACGAACTGCTGCCGTTGTAAGTCCATCGCCGCCCGTCTTAACGGACATCTGACCTGAGAAATAATTGTTTGAGTCAATGATGAGTGGCTGTGCGTTGATGCCGTTTAACTTGTCTCCAACATAAATATCAAATCCATTAGTGGTTGGTGCAAAGCGAACGCCTGATATTTCACCGCCCTGAATACCAGCAGATACGTTAACGGCAATGATTGTCCCAGACTGAACCATCCATCCGTTTGTAACTCGCAAGTTAAAACAACGATCACCTGCCAAGTGCAAGCCAATACTATTACCCAATGGATTTATTGCATCAACAGCCGTGCCACCACCGTTAAGCTCAAAGTAAGGATTGTCCAAGAACAAACCTTCTGCATCTTGCACAAACATGCCTGCAACACCAACAGCATTTGCAGTGTTGTTTCCTTCTACATTGCAGCTAATAAATTTGTTGGCAATGTTGTAGCCAGTGATGTTCACGCCTTCCTCTATGCTGTTTACATAGCGGCACATGATGAAAGTGTTTAGGTTGAAGGCGTAGTTTGCAGGATCGGAAATAACGTGAAATGCCTTTGTGCAGTTAACTATTTCCACGCCAATCATGGTGCTCAAAATTAACCGACCCGTTACATAGATTCCTTTGAAAAACCCATCAATGTATAGGTTTTCAAGGAAATGCTGATCGTTGATTTGGGTGACATCGGTTGCTGAGAAAAACACTCCGACGCAATTGGCAACACTATTGGTGTTCTCAATCGAAAGGTCGCGGATTTGGCAATACTGCTTTGAGGATGTGCCTAACGAATTTGCAGCTACCGCAATTACATATGCTGCACCAGCAGGAGGGATGATCCTTGATGTGTTCCTAGCACCCTCACCAAAAATGATCTGGCTGTTGCGTAGCCCAAAAGATGCTTGGTAAATGCCTTTCGGAACAAAAATAGTTTTACCTGTTGCACCCGCAGCTTGAAACGCTGCGCTGCTGTCTGTGGTACCAGTTGGGTCTGCTCCAAAATCAAGGACGTTGGCAATCGCCCCCTCAATCATCGAGTAAGTTGCTTTTGTCAGCGCCATATATTTACACCTCGTAAGAGATTGTGGTGATGATGGTGTCACCGCCAGCCAATGCGCCAGCCGTGTACACGTTTCCAGTCCCACCAACAGCAACCGCAGCGGCTACGGCACTGAACTGCATGGCCGAAGTGCCCGTAAACCTGGCAAAAGCACCTACAGTAAATGGTGCGTTTGAAAAAAGGATTCCACTTGAGCCGGTTGAAATGCTGGTCGCACCTTGTTGAATGGCGGTTGCTGTAACCAGTCGGCCAACCTTGGTGTATGTGCCGCTTGAACTGTATGCACCAATAACGCCAATTGCAGCGCCTTGGTTTGGTGTCCAAGTACCTTCCTCGTAGTCAGCCAACAACTCGCTTGTGCCTGTGCCTGGTGTGGCAGAAAAGTCGATACCTTTGCCAGATGTGCCGATGACTAGGTTGCCAGTTGATAGTGTTACATTGCCAGGCAAAGTAATGGGTGTTTGAATCTGGCTGGCGTTAATGGAATTTGTGACGGTCTTTAACATTCTGTTCTCCTTAAATCAAGAATTCGATCACCGAAGTGAATGGTGGCGCTTGACTAAATGTCACATTACCACCAGAAACTGTGTATGTGTTTTGATTCTGGTAAACACCATTGATGAAAATTGCACTTGGCACAGATGAGACAGCAAATATCGTCTGCACACCATTACCAGTAGCATTAGATGCCACAAATCCATTACCAGATAAATTATCGTTCAGCGATGTATAGACCACGCTGCCTTTGGAATCTAGCACCTGAATGCTGTAGTCGCTAGAAACATAGAAACGCGCAGGCGTTCCGTTGCGTGATGGGTAGCCATTGATCGTGCGAATTGGCTGTGGTGCTGCAATGGTCTGTGCAGCGTCCCAATAAACCGAGATTGGATTTGTCTGTGGAGACAGGTTTGCAGTTCCAATCCAGATGTATCCGTTCTCCAACGGCTGACCGTCAGCGCCAGCAAATGCTGGGTATGGTGGTTGAACTTCAATCGTGGACATTTATTGATTCTCCTGGTCGAATTGTCGCTCGGCTTGAGTTGCTGTCTGCAACCATTGAATCCTTGCGTCCAATGCTTTTGGCAGTTTTGCTGCGTCTGCGAATTTCTGAAAGGATTGTGACATGGCTGTGCGACGAATGCTAGATGCGCTTGGCGTTCCCTTGGTCGCTGCTTCAATGGCAAGTTTCTGGAAGTTCTCATCAGCAAACAGTTTTCCTGCTGCTTTGAGTGAATCCTTGTTGCCTTGAGTCATGGCTCCAGTGATTATCGATGTGGCTGCGGCTGCAATAGGGCCACCCATTGCGGCTGCACCAGTCAATGCGCCTTTTGACAGCGTACTCTCCATAACCTTACCAATCAGACTTTCGGCCTGCATGCCTTGCAACAATGCTTGGTTTGCCTTTCCGGTTGTAAGCACATTTGCTCTAGCCTCAGTAACGCGCTTTGAGACCTCGAACAGGTCGCGCAGCACATCTGCCGAGTCTTTTCCAAGTGTGTCCACGATGGTTTTGTAGACTGGTGGATTGGCACGTAGCTTGGGGTAGATGTCGGCGAACTCAGAGAATCCGAATCCACCCTTCTCAGCACCTCTGGCCGAGCGCGTGACGGATGCCAGCGCGGTGGCCAGCGTCTCTTTGCGCAAGTCTTCTGGAACGGTCTTGAGCAGGCGATTGAATTCGCCTGCATCACCCTTGGCCGCGCCAGTGATAGCAGTGCGCATCTTGTTGGCCACGCTGCCCTCGATGTCTTGGCCAAACGCATTCACGATGCGCTTGCCCAAGGCACGCTCTTTTGCATACAGCAGATTGGCCGCACGCAGTTGCTGGCGCAGTTCCTCGCCACCGATATTGCCAACGTTTGTCAGTTGGTCGTCAGCGAGTGCCGCATACAGGCGCTTGAGGTCTGCCTCGGCCATGCTGCCGTATGGAGACTCCATCTTGTTGATGGCGTTTCCAATCAAGGTTTTTTCGCGCTTAAGTCGGCCATACGTGATGTTGCCTTCCTCGATCATCTTGGCCAGATTACGCTCGGCTGCTGACATGCCTTTATCGCCCACCTCGGCCTTGACGGTGTCAAGAGTTTCTTTGAGCTTTGGCAGGTCAACCACCGATGTCTTTGGCACCACTTCGTCGACTGCGTTGTAGACCTTGCTTGCTTGCGCATTGAGGTCTGAGCGCGTCTTGGTCAGCGAGTCCTTGATCTTTTGCGATACCACGCCTGGTGCGACTGCACCTTCGACGAATGTGGCATCGAATTGCTTGATCACATCGTCTGCCTTGTCCACGGCTTGCGTGACGGTGTTGCGCCATGCGGCCTCGGCTTCAGTGCCTGCGGCTGATCTGGTCAGGCCTGCGGCTGCGCGAACTTGTGGGTTGTCGCTGAACACATCGGCAGGCAATTGGATGCCAAGTCGGTCGGCTGCTTCTTTGGCTGCCACATTGACCTGTGCAAGATCGGCCAGCCGATCGCGTGCGCCAGCCGAGCCAAATCCTGTGCCGGATGCCTTCTTGACCAGATTACCAACTTCTTCCTCTGTCACTTCTGTGACCAATGGAGCCACGGCTGGTGCAGCTGGAGCGACTGGTACTTCTGGGACGGTTGGTGCTGCCTCTGGAATTGCTGCGGCCATTGGCGCTGCTGGAGGCGCTTCTGGTGCCATTGCGGTGCCCATAGGAGCGCCTGGTGCGCCTGCCACTGGTGCAGGTGCTGGAGCTTTGCCTGTGACGCGCTGTACGCCCTTTTTGACCGCTTGGACGACCGGAGGTGCAACACGTTGCAAAATCTGCCCTGCTGGGCCTGTTGCTGCAGCTGTGACAACCTCGCCAGTGTCAAACCTTCCACCAGTGCCAGCTTGAGTTGCTTCGATGGCCGCTTGGGTTGCACCACCGGCCACGATTGCACCAGGAATAGTTGCGGCTCGACCTGCTGGCGTGAAGGTTGCAATACCACCAACTGCTCGGGGAATATCACCCATCGTGAAGCCTGGTGGGATTGCATACTCTTTTTGATCAACCGAAGAGCGCAGCAAGTAGTTGCCCTTAGCATCTTGGCGAACTTGAACGCCAGGGAAGTTGGATTGCAGAATCTGCACCGTTTCCTTGGGGTTGCTCAGGAGTGTGCCAAGAGCTGTTTTAAACGATGCCACGCTCATTTGATTGAGTTCAGGCATGCTTGTCCACTCTGGCAGTGCTTGGGTCTCAGGCGTTGCGCGAGCGCGGCCAGTGACCGATTCGGCAATGCTTTCCAAGAAACCCATTGGCTTTGGTTGTGATGCCGCCCATTGCTCAGGAGACATTGGAGCCGCAGCTGGTGCTGTAGCCGTAGGTGCAGGAGCTGCTGGTGAAGCCTGCTTAGTCTGTGATGCCAACCATTCTTCTGGACTCATTTTGCCCCCACAGATTGCTTATATGCTGCCCACTGAGCATCACTGAAGTTTGCAGGACGAGTATAAGTTTGGCTGCCGACTTTGACGGTATTTGCTGCTGGTGCAGGAGGTGCGCCAACTGGCGCTTGCTCTGTGGCCGAGTAGAAGATGTTTTCTGTGTTAAGGCCGTAACCCTTGGAGATGCGCTCCAGTCCTGTGCGGACTGTTTTCTCGCCTTCCAATGCGCTGTTGTACAGGCCTTTGGCTTGACCTTTAAATGATTCGCGCTGTGATGGGCTTAGGCGCTGACCAGTTGCCACCTTGTTGTAGATGTTGGTGATGCGCTCTGGCACGCCAGCTGCATTCTGAGCTGTGGCAAATTCACCCTCACGCACCACAGAGCCTGGGTCCAGCATCTTCATGTAGCCAAAGATCAGCGAAAGATCGCCAACTGCGCTGTCCTCTGACGAGAGCACGCGGCCGTAGGCAGACTTGACTTCCTGATATGGTTTTGTCTGGTCGTTGTATTCCTTGCGGAATTTGGTCTCCAGTTCTGGTCGCTTATCAACAGGAATGATGCCAGCGCTCAGTTGTTTGGCCTCAGCCTCTGCACGCGCAGCGTCTGCACCAGATTTTTTAGCCGCAGCATCAGATGCACGACGAGCTGCTTTGGCTTGCTCAATCTGTTCTTTTGTCAGGTTGAGGTCAGTCAGGAATTTATCAGGTGCAAATTTAGCTTCTTGTTCCTTGATGATGGCCTCTGAACTGAGTTTCAGCAATTCGTATGGCTGCTTCTCTTTCGCCCTGCGCTCACCTTCCAAAGCGATGGCACTGGTGATCACTTTGTCTCCACCAGGCATTTGCGAGATGGTGAATCCAAAGTAGTCTTCAGTTGCCTTTGGATTTTCCTTGGCCACATCGCGCCATGTCTCCAAGAACTTAGCACCGGCTTCGTCACCAGAGTTGCGCTTGCCTTCGATCTGTTGATCGAGCAGGCTGATGGCGATCTCTGGCTTTCCTGCTTTGAATGCAGAAAATACTTGGCCAGATTGTTGCAGTGCTGCATTCTGACGTTCACCTGACAACATGCTAAAACTCTCGCGCACAGACTTTGCTTGCGTCTCAGGAAGCATCATGGACAGATTCGCATAGTCGGCAGCAGTTGCACCTGGCTGGCGCAGTTTTGCAAATCCCTCTTGAATCAACTTCTGGTTGGCCATTTGCTGCTGTTGCTGCTCCTGTTTGAGTCGAGTCTCTTGAATGCTCGCGCCAGTTTGGAATGCGCCTAAGAATGCTTGTGTTGGGTCAGCGATTTGAACGCCATAATCAATTGGTGCTGGCATCAGAATTTCCCTCCTAGACCACTAAATAAACCGAGGCCGCCAGAGATTGCTGCTGGGATTGCTCCGAATGCTTTGCCTTGAGCGATCTCAGCGCCAGCTTGTGCTGCACCTTGCTGGCCAAGTAAGTTGGCCACATTCACGCCTGTTTGTTGACCAGCAGCTCCAACACCAGCAGCGGATTGCTGACCAAGTGCTGTCATGCCACCAAGTCGACCATATTGCTGATCAATGAGACTTGAAAGCAATGCGGGTCTGAATTGAGCCAGTGCACCTTGGATGTTTCCACCTCTCAGACCACCAGTTGCCGATGCACGCTGGAGCAATGCCTCCTCGCCTTGCTGCGTCAATGCTTTGAATGTTTCTCCACCTTGGATACGCTCGATGGCCGCACGTTCTGCCTCTGGCCCTTTCAATCCAAGGAATGCTTGCTGTGCTTCGAGTGCTGGTGCTCCAGCAGAAACATAAGGTGCAAGCAACTTTTGAACTGCATCAAACTGCCTGCGCTGTTCTTCAATGCCTGCTTGCGCAGAACCTGCTTGAATTGCAGCTGCATCTCCAGCAGCATCTGCTTGGGCCATGCCAGAAATAAGTGTGGCACCACCAACGGCAATGCCTGCCAGTGCTGCTCCTGATAATCCAAATGTCATTTTGATTCCTCCAATTGCGCTGTCTGTGCAGTTTCAAGAGCTGTTGCTGGCGCTGGAATAGTGAACATATCCCACAGCGCTTGTGGGTCTTGTTCGTTGCTTGGGTTTGCGTGAAATGTGGTGACTTCGACTTCGGTCAAAGCAATGCCAGCACGCTTGGTGCCGATCTTTGAAACGCTCATGTCGCCTGGTCCAAGAGTGCGTGGGCCGTTGTCTGTGCTGACAATCAATTCGCCTTTGCGAACCAAGAAAAAAGATTCTTCTTTGTGGATTGCGCCAGTTAAAACGGTGCCAGCAGGGATGTGCATTGTCCGAGCGTACAGGCCATTGCAGAAGTCGTGATCGACAGGCATGTCTACCTGAGGCAGCTTAAGTAGCTCGGCCTCTAGGCGATAGATTGGCAGGTGCTCTGCTGGCACGCCAGCTTTGACTTCCTGAACCGCAACATGACTCATCGAAAACTCCTGTGCAGGGGCTTGTGAGCTACTGGCGGCTCGAACGGCTCAGTGCTGACTATTTTCCCACATTTTGGCATTTGGTCAATCTTCCATTTCAAATTCACGTTCTTCCCATGCTTGGCAGACGCGAAGGTCGTGACAGATGAACTCAAATTTGGTGCAGTAACCACGGAAACCAGCATCGGTGTCCCACTCATTTCGGGGGATGCGCTCCATCTTGGCCTGTGTCATGGTGCTGTTGTCGTAGTACTCGCAGTTTGAGCACCGACGACGACGAGACTCTTTTTCGTCCACTTGCATGGCCTTGCCTACTGCGATCCAGTAGGTCTTGTTGGCCGTTGGCTCATTGCTTGGATTCTCAGGGCCAAGCATCCAGTCATCAATGGCAATCTGGGTGTTCTTCTTGTTCTCGGCTGTGGTGATGAATTCCTCACCCATTGGCAGGCCCATGAAGCCTTTGGGCATCATCATAAATTTGTCCATGCTGTTCTCCTTGATTAAGTGATTTCGCGACCAGATGCGCGGATGGTCAATGATGTGGCTGCGCTGGCAATGGTGCTGATGAAACTGCCAGACTCCAGTGCTTGGCCAACCAACTCTGGGAATGTGTAGGTCTCATCTGGTGCAATGCTGCGAGTGTCAACAATCAAGTTGGCTGTGCCAGCTGTGCCTCCACTTGTCACCAAGTTAACACTGATCGTCACATTGCCTGCCGTTGTATTGGTGGCTGTGAATTTGTCAATGATCGCCTTGCAGTTTGTCGCTGTGTATTGCGTTGTCTGGGCATTTTCAGCCTGCTTTGGTGGGATCAGAACCTTGATTGATACGGTCATTTCATTCTCCTTATGTGGCTTCGCCACCGCTGGCGATGATGGTTATGCCTGCGGATGCGGCTTGGATTTGGATGGTGTCTCCTGCGTTCAGCACTTCGATGCCGTTGTATTGCAGAGTGTTGTTGCCTGGTACTGGCACATCGTATAAGAAAGCGTTGCTTGTACCTGCCGATCCTGCGGATGGCACCAAGAACACGCGCACATTGATGGCCGATGCTGTGGTGTTGGCCATGCTTAATTCTTTGAGTAGCGTGCGAGTACTGGCCGGTACGGTGTACAGCGTGGTCACGCTTGTCGTGATGGCCGCTTGGCCAAGTTTTGCTGGTGTGATTACATCGAAAGCCATGTGAGCACCTGATTAGATCGCACTGAGGCGGTTTGGTTTGCATAAGGCAGGATGCCATTCACATCATGCGCCAGTTCGATATTGTTACGCACAGGAGCCAATGCAAGCAAGTCAAGTGATTGCGCCAATCGAGGAATGGCATCCAAGGCCTGCTGAATTTTTGCATTCAGGACAGCATCATCGACTGCGGTGTCTTGTGCAAGCGCACTCAGTTGCGCAAGTGCCTCGTTTGCTGTGGCCGCTGCCGTATCTGCTTGGTACTCAAAATCAGTTCCTGTGATAACTTGAAGCTCATCAACAGTAGAAAAAAGCAACTCAAATTGCCTAATTTGTTGCTGATCAGTAAGAAATGTTGCGAGCTGATCTCGCGTCAGATTGAGCCTGCGTGATTGTGGTGCGGTTGCCATCAGAATGCCAGTGGCTCTATCTGAGCTTCAAGTCGAACAAATGAAACGTGAGCATCGCTGTCTCCACGAAAACGTTGAATGCGCCAATTGCGCATGTGGCCTTGCTGAAACCATGCTAGGCGCTTTGCGGTGTTTCCAGTTGTGCCAACAGTAATGTAGCGGTCTTGGCTCCATGACTTGCCATCCACGCTATAGCTGGTGCTGATCTGTGGGTTTGTGCCTAAGGCCACACTGCCAGTTAAACTGACCAGCTCAAGTTCGTTGAAGATCGCGCCATTGCTTTCGTTGTAGACGATCAGCGTGCCAAATTCCCAGCGCACTTGCTGACCCCAATGCTCACCAGTGTTTTGCACAAAGTAGCCAATGGAGTTGGACTGTGGATCGCCCACAAGCCATTTGTCGTAAATCCAGACCATGTTGCGTGCACGATACTGTGCAAAGCCAACCACGGTTGTGGCCAGCGTAAACCAGACAGGCTCACCCAATGCCTCTGATGCTGATGCATCGTAGACGATGGTGCGATCTGGAAGGTGCACATAAAGGTGCAGATGATTTTTGTCGTTGCGTGCTTCAAGTTGGACGCGAACAAGTTGCGCTTCGGTGTATTGCAACAAAAGATTGTCAATTTCCTGCGTACTGAGTTTCTGGGTGGTCGCTGCTGCGCCAATGTAAATGGATGGTGCTTCATTTCGACCACCACCCAAGAAAGCAATGCGATCAAGAAAGATGCAACATGCATGTGTTCCAAGTACGCCTTTTTGGACTTGCGCACCATCGATGCGTGCGAAAGGAAACAACTCGCCACCTATGTTGTCGAAGACCTCAATGGTATTGCTGTTGAGCGCGTAGACCTCGTTGCGCAACTTGATAAGTGCAACCACAGGGTCTGGATCAACTTCTGAGCTTCCATATTTCAATGGATTGACAGACAATGGATTAGACAACTCAGTGACTACCAAATTGGCACCATCTGTGGTCATGAAGTAACCATCAACCCAGCAGAAGTCGAGCACTACACCAAGGTCTGGATCGGTGTTCTGTGTGAGTGTGGATGCTATTGGGTCCCAGAAGTAAAGTCGTCCACCTGATGCAATTCCCAGCAAGTCGAAACTGTAGTCCATCGTAACCAGATCAGATGTTGGACCACCTACATCTCCCAGAGTTGTCACTGTGCCATTGCTGGCCACGGATACCAGCTTGGTGCCCATAACTCGGTAGCAGACACCATTCCAGTTTATGCCGCCACGGTCAGTGCCTGGTCCTGTTCCGTTGGCCACAATGCCATCGCCTGGACGCAGGAATCCATTGCTGATGCCTGACTTCTTTGGCACAGGCATCATGTTGACTGGATAGCTTGTGCGCAGCTCTGGCGTGTTGTCAGCGTAGATGCCGTTTAGGATTGGAATTTGCATGGCTTACCACTTGACCTTGTTGGCCCAGTACGCTGCGCTCATCTTGCCCTTGGCAATGTTGTCAGCGTGTCGGGCCTTGAATGATTCTCGACGAGCCTCGGATGCCTTTGACTCGCCTTCCTTCTTTGGAGACCCAGACACGCCTTGCTGACCAAAGCGAATTGTTTTCACTTGGTCGCCTACCTTGGCCACAACAACATGGCTTTTGGTCGGATGCGATGGAGTGCGCTTGGGCTTGTTGTAGCCCTCGACTCCAATGCGAGCAAGGCGAGTGTCTTTGGTGGCCATGTTAGAAGTTAATGTGAAGTTTGAATGCTTCCAAGATAACTACATTGTTTGCTGCCGCAGGCTGTGCGGTGAAAGCAAACGTCTGGTCTTGCGTTGCATCTACGGTCAGAACCACATTTGCGCCTGTTGACAAGCCGTGGCCAACTTGGTTGACTGCATTACTTATGATCTGAGAGCTTCCACGGTTGCACATGAGCTTCTGAGCACAGGCACTCTCATTGTTTGCTGCACTAACTGCCATCAAAACACCACCGCCATATGTCATTCCAATATTCTTGGCTGTTGCGCTGTTGGTCAATGTGTACAGCGCATCGATCTCCATGCCGCCTCCAACACCCATTGACCATCCTGGCACTGTGACAGATGCCAGTGTGACCGCTGTGTTGGCCACAGCGACGACTGCGGTGCCATACCAGACCAAGGCAGTCTGTGTTCCAGACTGTGTGCCACTGGTCGTAATGGCTGTACCGCCTGATGATGCAGACACAGTAAAAGTGTTGTCAGACAAAACAGTTTTGACGTAGTAGGTCGTTCCAGCGGACAAGCCTGTTGGCAATGCACCAGTGGTCGTAAATCGAATCGTGTCATTTGCAGAAAGACCGTGGTTTGTCCAAGTAACCACGCCAGGTGCAGCGATGCTGATCGTCACTGTGGAATCAATGTAAGGCAAATCAACGGTAACAGCTGTGCCAGTGGTGTCGGTGTCAAGGTCAGTGACTTCGTAGAAGCCATTTGTGCCAGTGCCGCCAGTCCATGTCACATAAACATCTTCACCAACTGCCACGGCAGCTGTCAGTCCATGAGCGCCAGCGCTATTTAGGCGGACATTGCCAGAGTCGTCATCATAAGTGAGGGTAATGAACGTGGCAGCAGGCTCAACCAAACTAATTGCCTCTAGATTGCCAATCACTAAAGCAGGAAAACTGCGAAGTTGAGGCTGTGCGCCAATGCTGTACTCAACCTGTGCGTTGCGGCTTGAAATGCGCATCACACGATCTTGGGTGTAAGGGCCAAAGGTTTTGGCTGCATTGAACAGGCTTCCAATGGTGGTGTAAATCCACGACTGGCCTGGGTAGGCAGTTTGCAACTGGACAGTGGTTGGCTCGTTGCCAGTGCTGCCAATGCTGATCAATTGGCCTGCTGGAATTGGCAGATCAATCTCGCTTGTGGGTGGTGCTGGTTGAATGAACATGATAGTGACTCCTAAAAATTAAGCAATGCGATACCAGCTGTTGGTGGCTTGGTAGAAGCGCATGGTGAAGAACGCATTGGCTGCCAATGTCGTTGGTGCACCGAATGCTGCTGCTGCTCCATTAAGCGCCAGCGTAAAGGATGTGATGATCTGGGTCGTTGTTACCAGAACTTGAGTGCCATCAGGCACGCCAGTATTCAATGGCAATGTGATTGTGCCTGCGGCCAAAGTGCCAGCAGGTTGCAAGATCATCCATTGCTGTTCGCTGACTGGAGTTGGGACCGTCACATTAAAGCCAGTACTTGGAACGTACAAGTTTGTTGCCACAGTCGGTGCCGCAAAAGTCTGCTGGAAGTATTGCAACAGCTGCGTGATCGATACCTTGCGAGCGTCACCATTGTTGGAGACATAAACCGGAAGCAGATCACCGCCAGAGACTTGGCTGATGCCTGATAGTTGATTGATGGTTGGCATGATTGTGGTTCCTCAGTTGAATTCGATTTGACCATCTTGACCGGCCAAAAGTGGATCGACAGGTGGACGGATGAAAGGATTGTCGTATACGCGCCAAGGCTTGTTGCCTGCGCCTGCTGGCATGGTGCTTGGGAGTTGTTGCTCCATTGGCATGGCTGCGCGTGACAGGAGCGTGTTGTACGACTCTTTGGCTGTCATCTTGGTGTCAGGCATGACCTGCTTGCCATAGCTGGGTGCCAGCTTGATGGCCAGATTGGTATAGATGGCTTCGTTCGAGCTGTCTGGCACATTGGTTTGCTCGTCCAGATCGCTGTCTTGTGGGCTTGATGGCAATGGGTAACCGAGTCGAATGCCAAGGGCATTCCATGCTGCGATCATGGTGTCCAGCCTGCGCAAGGCAGACTGCAATTGCTCTGGTGTCAGATCAAAGACGTAGGAGGCAAGGCCAATTTCCTCGAAGGCCTGTGTGACGAATTGGCGCTTTGTCCATCCCATGTCATTCTCCTGTGTTCTCAGACAATCTGTCTTGGATCAATTGTCCCAGTTTTTTGTCTTTTGTGCGACCATCAAAACGAATTCCAAGTTCTGTGGCTTTTGCCTCAAGTTCTTCGCGGGTTGGACCTGCATCGTCTTCTGGCACGATTTCCTGTGCTTCTGCTGCCTGAGTTGATGCTTCGGCCTGCTCGCGTAGCAGACGGTGGTTGATGCCATCAATGGGCTTGGATGGCTTGCGCACCTTGACTGGCTTTTTCTTCTTTGAGTATCTTGGCATGAGAATGATGTCTTGCATCATTTGGCCTTTCTTTTCATGGGCTTTGCTGTTTTAGCTGCGGCTTTGAAAGCTGCGGAAGTAGGTGCACCCTTTGTGCCAGGCTTGCGCATGCGCTCAGGCGTTTTGCCTGCGGCCTTCTGGTCTGCAATGCGTTCACGCTTGGCGTGAATGTTGGCGTACAAACCGGCCTTCATTTCATGGCCTTCTTGGGCGCTTTGCTGGGCTTGCCTGCTGCCTTGGCTGCTTTGGTCGCCACATTCAATGCGATGGCCACAGCCTGCTTCATTGGCTTGCCGGACTTCTTTTCCATCTTGATGTTCTTGCCGATGGATTTGCTCGAATAACCTTTTGTCAATGGCATGGTGATCTCCTATTGGAAAAGGGGGGCCGAAGCCCCCCATTTTTTTGGCCAGATTACTGGTTGAACAACAAGATGCCAGACATCTCGGGGTTCTTGTTGACCACACCGAACAGCGTGTCCATACGATACTTGATCGTCATGCTGTTGATGTCGTACCACTTTTGCAAGACCAACTCAATGCCTTGGTCTGTGCTTGCACGCATCACTGCGACACCAGCGTCAGAAGGCACTGCGTAACGGCCAGGCAAGATTTCCAAGGAATCACGCTGCCAGAACACGTTCACAGAAGCTGCGTTGACGTTCAAGAATGTGATGGCGGCTGCATCGGCTGCGATGGCAACTTCCACGTTCTTGTACTGCAACTGAGCGTCTGTTGGGCCTGTGCCACCGATGGTTTGAGCACCGATGATTGGAGGCGTGATGGTCATGGTAGTGCCAGAGTCAACAGACACAACACGGAAAGTCTTCAACTGACCAGTGCTTTGCTTGGTGATGTGGTGCACAGCGTAGACTTCAGCGATCTTGAATGCATCGCCAGCAGCAATGCCGGTGGTGCTGTTCACGGTCACGGTCTGGAAGCGGTTGTCCACGTTGATCTGGCCGCCCACAGCTGTGGAAGTGGCTTGAGGAGCGTAGTTCGCTTGTGTGTTAGAGCCGTTTGTGTCGATGGTCTTGCTAGTGCCAGCAGCAGCTGTCAAGCGGTTTGCGTAGTCCATCTTGTAGGTGTCGAAGCCTGCGACCATGCCAACGTAGTTGCGCTCGTATGCCTTGTCAGACTTGGCATTGCCGAACGAACGGCTGGCTTGAGACAAGTTACCGGCCAGACCGTTGTAGTCACGGCTAGACAAAGCCATGAAACGATCGTAGTCAGGCACGCCTTGCTCGTTCATGATGGTGTCGCACAAAGAGACATCATCATAATCACCAGCAGCAGCAGCGATTGGCACAACCAAAGAGCCGAGGTTTGCAGCAGAACTCATGATGGCCACGTTGATGTCAGATGCCAGCTTCTGCTTGGCGCTCTCACCCAAACGGCCTTCTTGCAATGCATCGCGCAACTCGAGGGCAGTCATTTCCCATGGCACTGTCTGGCTGTAGCCCAATGTCGCAGGTACGGCCAACTGAGTCATGCCTTGGTATTGGCCAGCGATGCTGGTGCCAGGCGTGCTGTTGATCGACTGAGCGATGTAAGGCTGGGGACGCCAGATGGTGTTGTTGGCGCGTTCCATCATTGTCTGATCTGTGTTGTAGATGTTGACATGACGAGACAAAACCAGCGCGTCTTGGAAGCCTTCGAGGAGGTCTTCAAACGCAACGCGCTCTTCTTTTGAGAAACTATTGGACATGGTATTTCCTTAAAAAATCATTTAGATGAAGCTGCTCTCTTCTGCGCCTTGTACTGCACGACTTTCGTCATGTTGCCAGTACGAGCCGCTTCTTCTCGCAGCCGTTCGAGGGTTGAGTCCACCGCCCCAGATACTCGGCCAGTTCCTGACACGATTCTCTCGGGTGGCGGGGCTGCCTTACGGTTTGTAACTTTCAATTCTTTCTCCAGTTTTGCTACCGCAAAGGCAAACTTTACAGGGTCTTTAATGTCGGACAGCTCTTTGGCCTTCTTTGGGTTCTTTCCGAGTGCGTAGATGACGAGCGCAGGATTATCTGCACCTTGGAGCACCACGCCTTGCTGGGTGATGTTGAACAACTCTTGGGCCACGGCCTCAGCGTCTTCAAAATCTTTGACTCTCAGCTCGGCTTTCGCCTTGCCGTAGCCATCCAGTTTGGCTTGCCATGCTTTTTGCTGATTCATAACTTCAGCTTCTTGCTTGGCATTTGACTCATCAGCTTGTCGCTTGCGCTCAAACCAATCAGCCAGTGCTACCTCGAATTTGTCAGCGTCATAATCGTGATCTTCTAGGCTTGGCTTCTTGCCCAGCACGACCGGCTTGGTCTCAGTCTGTGCGGTGCTTTGTAGCTTGCCTTGCAGTTCACGGTTTTGCCGTTGCAATTCTCTGTTCGTCTTACGCAGCTCTCGTACCCATTCAGGCGCATGAGTCTGTTCTTCGGGAGGTGGCGCTTCCTCACCAATGGAGACGACAACTTCGTCCGGTTCGCCTTCGTCATCTTCGGTGCTCTGGTCTTCGCCCTGGTCGCCAACGGATTGTTGCTCGTCGGTGGTTTGCTCAGTGCTTTGGCCTTCATCCTCAATGACGATGGTGTCACCGTCTTGGTTTTCTTCTCCTGATACTGCCTTTATGTTCATCTTCTGACCCCATCAAACTCACCCATTAGAACGGCTGGGTGGATGCCGTTTATCACATTCTCGCCCTTTTTCAGTTATCTGACAACAGGCTGAACAATCTGGCCTTGCAAAATCTGCTGCACTGCCTCTGCATTTGTGAGCGCCATGTTCTGCGCGGTCTCGTCGACCTTGCCCAGCGTCTCCAGCGTTTGAGCGCGTTTGAGTTCTGCGCTGGCCACGGTTTCGACGGTATCGGCTCGAGCTTTGGCTGCCTTGGCAGTTTCATTCTCGGCTGCGGCTTGCAGGTACATGGCATTCGGGTCTTGTGGTGCGCCCTGCATTTCGGCCATGAGTTCTTCGGCTTCCATGTCGGTTGGCTTGACCACGCCCATGCGCAGGAGCTTCTTGCGGAAGTAAGCATTTGCATCTCCGATGCCCTCGCCTTCCATGTTCATCATGGCCATTGCGGTCAGCACCTGCGCGGTCTCTTGGTCTTGGGTGATCTGGAGCATGCCGGTCAGGGCGCGGACAGTTGCCTGGCGCTTGGTGCTGCTCGATGGGCCAACATCTGCGATCACATCAAATGTGGCACTGGTCAGGTCGTTTTCCATGACGACTGCGCCAGTTTCCTGATCGATGGTTGGCTTCATCAGTTCAACCATGCCAGCCTCACCAGTGGCCGCGATGATCTTCATTTTGCGCTTGTCTTCGGTGTAGATATCGCGTGCCATCGACAGCCAGATTTCACCGCATCGCTTCATGCCTTTGGCAAAGTTGCTCATGTAAATGAATGCCTGGCCATCGACTCTGGCCTGAATCATCTCCACGGCCTTGCCTGAGATATTGCTCACCATCTTGTCGGCACCGGCTGGGTTGCCCAAGATGTCTTGCATGTCGGTTTCGGTGATCTGCAAAAGCGCAGCCATTGCCGGTGGAATAGCTGCCGATCGGGTATAAGCAACTGGGCCACTGACTGACTGGTTGCCATTCTGGTCTGTGATCGGGTTGATCAGCAGATATGGATAGTCTTTGAGGTTGTCCTCTGCCCACATGACCTGATGGCCAGCGACCTGCTCAGGCGTGAGGATTGGCTTCTCAACCGACGACAGGGCGCTGATCTCACCCAGCTTGGAGAGCTGCATGTTCTTGAGGCGCTGGGCATCCTTGGCCAAGCGAACATGGCCCATGCATCGCTCGACGTTGTCGACGAACCAGCGTTTGCCGTAAACGACCACGATGGGAATGCACTTGCCTGCGATGTAGCCTGCATCTTCCAGCACCTTGCCGCCCGACATGATGTACTTGTGCACGCGCTTGGTCTTGATCTTGCGCTGGCGCACCTCGACTGTGCCAACGGCTGCCAGAGTTTCTTCCAGCATTTCATCTTTGGCAAAGTCTTCTTGGGTGTAGCGTTCTTCCTCGCCTGTAATGGTCTGGAAGATGCGGATGGTCTCGGTCTTTTCCTCGACCTTGAAGTACTCGGCCACATAGACAACATCGGGTGTGCACCAGTCGAATTCGTACTGATGGATGATCTTTGGCCAGCTTGCTGGGTCATCACCCCATGTGTCTTTGTAGGCCTGCTGCGTCATCGATGTGACGACGAAGCAGAATCTGGCATCGGCCTTGTCTTGGCGCTTGGCCTGCAAGTCAAAAAATACCGAGCTGTCAGCGTCAAAGATTGGCTCAATGCGGATGCGCTGGCGGTCGTCCTCTGGGTCTTCCTCGTTTTCGTAGACTGTGCGCAAGCGCCAGGCACCGATGCCGCCGCCGACCGCTTCCTCGAAGGCGTTGTCGTAGGCTTCATCGGCCACGGATGCCTGCTCGTCTGATCGGTACAGGCCATCGCATACCTCGGCCAGCTTGTCATTCTCCACGCCATCTTTGGACACAAAGTCCACGGTGATGCGGTTGTTTCGGTATTCGTTGACCACTCTGATCACGGCCAGCATGATCTTGTTGACCTCAAACTTGGGCTTGTTCTCGTACTGATCCCAGAGTGGGCCTTCCCATTGGCTGCCTGCCAAAGAGTAGAAGCGCCGATCTTGGAGGCATTGCAGGCGCTCGTCGCGCAGTGCGCTTTGCACATCATCGAATTGCGCGAGGGCTTCGTCGTGCAGGTTCGAAAGGCGTTGATCATTTGTGAGTCGGGCCATGTTAAATCCTCATTTTGTGTGATTTTCTCACCATTTCTTCACGTTTGGCAATGGAGTGAAGATTGCAGGCTTTGCAACAGCCGAGCGTCTCACGCCTTCGCAAGCGTAACGCAAGGCATCGATCACGTGGTTTTTCTTGTCTTCCAGCACCGGCAAGATTTTGCCAGTCAGTGGGTCTTGCTTGTAACTGTACAGCGTCAGCTCGTCAATGGTGTGAATGCATCGCGGGTGCACCACGATGTCGTAGTTCTTCAGGAACTCGATGCCCTCCTCAACCGACTTCGGGCCTTTGACCGCGGTCATGATCTTGGGGAAGCCATTGCGCTTCATGTGGCTGATCGTCTCTGGCCTGGCTGAGTCGGCCACGATTGGCCACTTCTCGGCCTCTGGCACCTGCATGAACAGCTCGGGAGTGTTCACGATTTCGCAGCCGACCATGTAGGCCTCATGGTCGATGTACAGCGTGCGGCCAATAATGTGGCAGCGCACCAGCGTGGTCGGGTCGACCGCGAAGCCCCAGTCAGCACCAAGTCGGTGGATTGCGTCTGGTGGTGCCTCGAAGTCCTCGACGCGCCAGTTCTTGAAAACTCGGGTATTGCTGTTGGTGAGGTAACTTCCCATCCAGACATGCTGATACTTGTCGGGGTCTCGCCTCTTGTCGTACTCCATCTCGTCGCGCAGGACAGATGGAAACCAAGGATTGTCGGTGAAGTTGACTTTGAGGACGGTCGCGTCTTTTGGCGGTGTCGGGCCGCGCAACAGGAAGTCGACAGGGTCGTTCTGCTGACGCGGGTTCCACGTGAACCATAGCTCGGACTCTGGTTTGCGGATGGTTGGCCGCAGCAGGTCGAGGCTGGTCTGGCTCAGGCTTTGGGCTTCCTCCACCCAGGCGCAGTCGTATCCTTCCAGCGACTTGATCGAATCCGCGGTGTGGTTCTGCATGCCCTGGAAGATGATCGCGCCATCGGCCTTCTTGGACTTGATGACCACATCCTGCACCTCGAAGTAAGCGCCAGCGTTCATGTCCTGAATCTTGGTCTCCAGCAGGCGCTTGACCGACTGGTTGAGGGACTTCTGGATTTCACGGACGCAGACGCTTCTGCGCTTCTGATCCATGATGTGGGCCTCGATCATGAGCTCGGCAAACATGTGGGACTTGCCCGATCCTCGGCCACCCCATGCGCCTTTGTATCGGCTTGGCTCCAGTAATGGCAGCGCCCACTCTGGGGTTTGGAGTTGCAGCGTTGTCAAGATTTCACCACCACGCGCTCAATTCTTTGCACCAGGGGATTGGCAGGATCACCAGAAACCTCGATCTTGTCGCCAAACTTCTTTGGAGCCAGCTTGGACAACAGCCATTTGCGGGTGTCAACTTGCAGCCTGTGCTTTTGCACTGCCGCCCAGTCTTTTTTGCCATCAACGGCCACGCCAACATCTTGATCGCTGATCTCCATGATCTCTGTGGCCATGCGTTCGATCAGGTCTTCCCTCGCGCGTGCGTAATTTTCCGCAAGCGTAGCATCATCGTCAACCCACCGTGAGAAAGTGCTTTGAGGAACACCAGCTGCTTGACATGCTTTGAAGGCGCTCAGACCGCTGCGCATTCCTTCCAGCACCATGTCAGAGATAACTGCTCGGTCTTCACTGCCAGGCTTGGTTCGCTTGGTTGGCGCTTTTGCTTTGTGTGATTTTGTGGTCATGCTGCATTGTCCTTCATGTTTTCAATTCGCGCCAGCTTCATGGCATCTTTGAGATCGTTCCTGAGTTGCTCGTTTGCGGCCTGCTCATCTTGGAGCCTGGTGTAGCAGTCTCTGGCAAACTTGGCCAGTGTGTCATGTTCCCAGCTTGCGAATTCTGGCGTTTCTCGTTGGTTGGTCATGTTAGTATCTGCTCACTTTTCTGTGGATAACTTTTCCCTGATTTCCCGCATCCAGTTGCCCCTACCTGCCCCTAGCGTATACGCTTTAGGGGCGGGGCGGGGCGATTTAACTGGCTTTTGCCCCTAATCCCTAAAAACCCCTAGGGGCAGTCAGGGGCGTTTAGGGGCGATTCTTTGCCTCACTTTTTTGCATCATCATGGCGCTGACTTGAACCTCGTTGATGAAAATCCAGCCATGCTCGAAGGTCTCCAGCGTGCCTGCGTTGAGCAATTGCGCGATGATTCCTTCTGGTCTGGATGCTTCTGTTTTGTTCTTTGCGGTGCGCTCGGCCATGCCATCTTTGACAAGCAGATCACGCAGTGCTGACCTGCTCAGGTAGGGTAAACCATCACGTTCTTCTGCACCTGATGACCACCAAGCACGCTCGACTGTCCTGACATTCTCGTCATGCTTTGTGGGTTTTTTGTGTGGTTTTGTGGCATTTGATTCATCGTCTGGGATGGCCACGCAGGTTGTTGCAGGGCCACCGAACTTTGAGATTCCCATCTCGACCACTTCCAGTTTGAAGTAGATCGCCTCGCCTTTGCTTGGCAGTTCTCGCTGTTTGGTCACGTTGACCATGCGGATGCCTTCTTTTTCGATTACTTCGATTTCGGTGTCGATGTGTGCTCGGATGCCTGACCATCCACGTGCGCCTTTGGCTGCGTCTTTGCCATTGTGGTGGATGATCATCAGGGCTGCGCCTGTGGCAGTGGCCACCTGATCGAATCTGGCCATGACTGGCCCCATGTCCTCGCCGCTGTTTTCGTTGGCTCCTGCGCTCATTCTGGCCAGTGTGTCACCGATGATCAGGCGCACCGGCTTGCCTTTGATTTGCTCAATGGCTCTGACCAGTTCAATCACATCTTGAGCATCTTGGTCGCCGTTGTAGAAGTTCATCGGGACTGGCACCATTGCCAAGTTCTCAAGCTCGCAGCCGTGGTACTTCTTGATGGCCTGCATGCGTGATCGAATGCTTGCTGGGGCTTCGCTGGCCAGATAGATCACCAAGCCTGGGTCGGTCTTCCTGCCGTAGCACTCGGTGCCTGTGGCGATGGCTGTGGCCACCGAAAGCGCCCAGAATGTTTTTCCTGAGTTGCTGTCACCGTAGACCACCACCGAGCTGCCAATGGTCATCAGGCCTTCGACCAGCTCGTCTGGTGCTTCGTAGTCGCTGCCGAGTTGGTCACCAAATACGACTTTGAGTTTGTCGATCACCGCTGTGCCGGTCTGTTGGATCAGCAGACCTGCAAGGTCGTGGCCAGCCTGTGCATAATCGTTGGCATCACCGAGTATCGGAGGCATAACCATGCGTGCACCGTACTTGGCACTGGCCTGCTCTGCGTAGCGTTGGCCAACACCGCTTTGGTCATGGTCTGCGACGATCACGATGTCTTGAGCTGCTCCATACATTTGCCTGAGTGTGCCAGTGACCGGAACCAAATTGCTGGCGCTGTAGGCCACCACGACCGGCCTGTCGGTGGTTTCGTGGATGGTTGCTGCCGTTGCGAATCCCTCGGCCACGAACAGGGTGCCAGGCTCATCCAGTGAGCCTACCATCCAGAACTTGCCGCCAGTCTGACCGCCTGGGTGGTAGAGTTTGCCGCCATCCTCATCGATGTATTGCAGGGTGCTGAGTGTTCCGTCTGCATCGTAGAGTGGCACCATCAATCGGCCATCGCCTGTGGTGCGCACACCGTGGGTTTGGATGCCCTTGCGTTTGAGGTATGGATGATCAGGGTGAGCCGCCACACCACTGAGCCAGATTTTCTCCACTGTCTCACTGGCGACTTGATGCTGGCGCTCTTGAGCTGCTTCGCGCAGGACTTTTGACTCGTTGATGCGCCTGGCGTGGGCCATTTCCTCAAATTCAGTCAGCTTGCGTCCTACGTCTGCACGCCATGTGACTTCTATGCCTGCACGCCAACATCCGAACCGACCGGCTGGGATACCGTCCCCGAACACCAGATACCAGCCTGGCTTGTCACCGTGGCCAGGTGCGCCTTTAGTGCCTGACCGGAACCTGTGAATCTTGCCGTCCATCAAGATTTCTTCTGGTGGCTCAAGCCCTGCTGCACGCATTGCGTCAATGAGTTGAGCCTCTGGCGGTGCAACCCGCTTTTCTGGTGGCGGTGCCCAA